AAAAATTATTGAATACTCTACCTACTACATCACATACATGACAAGTTTCTTTATAAATTGCTTGTGCAACGGACATTCTTTTTACTCCTTATTTTAGAAATGAAGAACAATTTTCTGTTCTCCACTATATTTATATTGGAAAGGTATGTTTAAAAAAGAACATTACTATTTCCATTGTAGAAACAATCTAGTAATTATAAATATTACTGAAGAGAGATATTATGGAATTAGTATTCGCATTAATAACATATTTGGGTATGCAGAAAGTTGACACCAGTTATTTTTATGATATAGATAGGTGTCGTTATTTCGCTGCTAGAATAAATGAGAATCAAAGAGTTCCTAAACTAAATGATGAAAATATAGTGCCTGGGAAGAGGTATGTATCGGTGTGTGAACCTAAAAAAATTAACACAACCAGAGAGAGAGTTTACAAATGATTGAAGTAGCAGCTGCCCTAAGTGTAGCGACATCAGCGTTCAACGCAATAAAAAAAGGTTTTGAAGTAGGCCGAGATATAGAATCCATGTCTGGAGATTTAAGTCGTTGGATGGGTTCTGTATCTGATATTGATAAAGCCGGTGAGTATGCAAAGAAACCACCATTATTTAAAAAACTATTTGCCGCTGGTTCAGTAGAAGAAGAGGCAATGGCATCTTTCATGGCGAAGAAGAAAGCAGAAGATATGAGATATCAACTTAAACAATTAATCTCATTGACTAGAGGGCCTGCAGCCTGGGAAGAATTATTAGCAACTGAGGGTGCAATAAGAAAGAAACGTCAGAAGATGATTTATGAACAAAAAGAAAGACAAAGAAAACTTGTAGAAATTATAGGTTGGGTAATGGCAATAAGTGTTCTTGGTGGTTTTATAATATGGTTACTTGGTTTGGCAATGAAAGCACAAGGTGTCATTTAATTGAAAGTTTATTTAGGCACATTTGTTTTTTTATTTTTGATTTTTGCGATAACAATTATTGCACACGCTGGTGGTAAAATTTATGAACCAAAAGACCCAAAGTATGGGACTAAAAAAAATTATACACATCAACAAAAAGAACACAGAGGTATCAATAGTAAAAAGAAAAAGTATACCACTTGTAGATTAATGAAAAGAATTAAATCAAGGGTTACTGGTAGACAAGCGTGTATTTATCGTGGTGGTAATAAAACTTTTACTCTCATGTATGAAGATAACTGTCCAGCACAATATCAATGTGTTTATAACCCTTGGGGCAAAGAGCCTAGTATAGATGATGTAGTGGATAGTTTAAACTCTATAAAAAAGTAATGAGAAAATGGGAATATTCAGACATGAAAACATGGAATTGGATTTAACAGTATCATCTAAAGCAAAATTATATAAAGATGGTATGTTGATGTTTATTGGGGATGGATATAAAGCTATATTATCAATGATAAACAATTCAAAAGATCAAGAACCAGTAAGAGAAAAGTTTTACAAACAATTAACCATGAGAGAAAAACCTAAATTTACAACTAAAGGTGATGATTTAGAAGCACTACGAAAAGAAGCACTTGAAAATTTTGGACAAAAAGAAGTAAAACCAAAAAGAAAATCAAACACAAAAAATCAATGGGATAGAATGACTAAGTGATATTATTTTTCTTCTGAGGGTAATGTAATTTTCAATCTATTCTTTATGTGTTGTTCTGCTATATCTATTTTTGATTGACCCATATAACGAACAGCATGGTGTTTTTCTATCATATACTCATTGATTGATTGGTCTGCAAAATCTGTAGTTCTCCAAATTTCTCCAAGTATTCTACCATACTTTCCTTTTGCATCTTTGTGAGTTTTTAGTATCAACTCTTTATCATCTAACATACCTATAAGATATTTTTTAGATGCAATTCCATATCGCTTTTCAAGTCGATTTGATGTCCTAGATTCTGGTGCATCTATTCCATACATTCGTATTCTTTGTTTTCGCATCCAAACACCAAAACCTAAGTCAATATCTACATCAACTGTGTCACCATCTACGACTTTTACTACTGTGCATTTATATTCATACATTAGTTTTTTCCTTGACCTCTGTAGGGTTTAAAATTCCTACGTTTATTTTTATTCATGGTAGATGTAATTGGTTTTCTACCTTGTGAAGTTCCTTTTACTGTCGGTTCGTGTGCAGACACCGATTTAAAAATTTTAGGCATAATTATCTCCTATACTGCAAAACTTTCTCCACAACCACATGATGCAGTTGCATTAGGATTTATAACTTTTAAATAAGACCCACCTAACTCTGTAATATAATCTACTGTGCAACCCAACACAAACATTTCTGCCATAGGGTCAAGAACTAATACATCATCTATAGGTTTACTCCACTTAACATCAGGCCAGTTCTTTTTGTAATCCCAGACATAAGTAAATCCAGAACATCCACCACCTTTAACACCAAGTGTAATATAGTCATCTTTTGCAATACCACTTAGGTATTCTCTTGCATTGTCTGTAAGAGTAAGCATCATAACCACCCCATAGCCATTTTAGTTTCTTCAGGCACCATATCCATTGTAAATGGTGGTTGAAATGTGCAGTTTGCAATACTCTCTTTTATCCCCTCAACTAAACCAGCTTTCTGTATCTCTTGATTTATCTCATCAGCCATTGGACAAAATGCACTTGTAAGTGTGTGAGTAATTTTTACCACAGTATTATTCTCCAATATTTCTATGTCGTATATCAGACCTAAATGTATGACAGAAATACTTGGCATCTCTGGGTCATAAACTTGTTCTAAGTTTTTAACAACTTGAGACATTATTTTATTTCGTTCTTCATTCATAGTATTCCATACTCACATTACCTTGAGTTTTAGTAACCTTGTTCATACCATTAGGGTCTTTTCTAACAATTGTTTGCATTTTACCTTTATTATTTTCTTCTTCTAATTTTTTTCTTCTACTTAGTATTTTTCTTCTTCTGTCAATATAATCTTGGAAACTCATGTTTGCAGATATGAGTAACAATACTGCAAGAGGGTCAAACACAAATACAAGAGTTAATATTACTGCACGAACTGCTGTGTCTATGTAATCTAATGCTCTATCTCCATAGACTATTGCAGATATGTATTTTATAGGCCCTATCTCTACTTCAAAACTATTTATTTGTAATGTGTATTCTGCCCGTTCTGTTAATAAATTATCTATTCTTATTTGTGATTCATCTATCAGTTTGACTAACTGTTTTCTCTCTGGCTCTTGTTCTTCCCTTTTTGCAAGACCTTTTGAAACTGCACCTAACTCAAGATACCTATTCAATGCTGTATCTAAATTCGTAAGTTGTTTTTCGTATCTTACAATAGTGTTTCTTTCTGTCTTGATACGATTATCTACTCTTTCTACTTTGAGATATATCTCTGCAACACCTTTGCCTTGGTCTATGTGTGCCTTAGATAGATAACCAAAAATCCCCATACTCGTAATAAACATGAGGACTACAACAGCAATTGTAAGATATGATTTAAGTAGTATTGGAACTCTTTTCCAATTATGATACAACCAAGATGCAGTAATTAATTTACCTATCTCTAAAACTATACCCATAATCGCAATAGACATAGCAGATGCTGAGAAAATCGCCATGAGTCCCACGATACTGTAATAGGCTGCAACTGCACTTATACCGATTGCAGTTAACAATGTTATTATTGCAAGTGTCATAGATTTATTTATAGGGTATGTTTATCGCCCTATTTAACTTTCTAGTCAATGCACCTATTACATTATTCCAATAGTTCCAACCCCAAGAATCTTCTTCGCAGTTATCTCGTGCTAGAAATGCATTTTCTATACGTCTTTCTTCTAGTTCATAGTTTATCACACTAACTCCCAACCAATTCTGGCACACTTATATTTCTTGTTTCCAATCAATACATGGTCACCACTTGAAGTAGACCTACAGGCCGCACCATCAAACATCTTAGTAACTTCTTCATTATGCCACCATGCATTGTCAATTGAATTTGTTTTCATAAATGCAATCTCACACTTTTCTTTGTCAGACAACTTTTTATCTACTGAAACAAATGCAACAGTTTTTGGTGTTTCATCAAATGCAGAGTGTATTACGGCAACTTTGTCCATAAATGTATCTGCATAATTTTTCATTAACTCTTTATTCATTACGCTACTTTCTTTAAATTTTTACCTACCTTTTTAACATCATAAGAACCATTAGTAGTCCACACTTTAAATCCAGAACACTCAGTTCCATTCACTTCACATTGTGTTGCAAACTTGCAAGTATCACAAGGAATTTCCATCTTCGACTCTGGGCCGTAGAAAATCTCTTGACTTGCAAAATTAGACTTTTTTGCACCACCATAAACTTCTGAATCAAACCATGTATTAATCATTAAAAACCTCTTTCTCTATTTTACGAATCAGCATACCATATTTTTTAAAGTTTGTCAACTACTAATCCCATTGTCCATAGTCAATATCTAAACCATATTCAAAGTGTCCATTATCAATATCAAATACACACTTGTCAACTTGATTAGTCCAAACTTCTTTCATAGGTATGCCTTCTTTATCACCTATGTTTTTACATAGTTCAATGTTGGTTATTTTTCCAACACCGAACTTACCGAATATTTCATCACCGACTTTTACTTTCATTACGCAGCCTCTTTAGTTAGTTTATAAGGTTTATTCCACTTACCAATGTTAATGTCAGTATAATGTGACCTATCAAAATAGTCAATCATTGCATTATCATTATTGTAGTAATTCTTACCTTTCATCTCAGCAAGTAACTCATTTAGAAAGTCTTTCTGAACACCATCATAATGGTCATCAATCCAATAAGTATTTACTTGAGTGTAATTATCACCATGACTATGTTTAAAATCCATAGGGCCTTCCATCACATCAACATATAAACTCATGTGATTTTTAACACCAATGTTACCTTTAAAACCATACTTTTTTAGAACTTTCTTAATACCTACTGCAAGTTCTTTTTTCATCTCTTGTGATACATATGCCATTTATATAACTCCTTGTTCTTTAATTGCATTTTGAATAATTGGGGTAAAATGTGTTTCCATAATTTCTTCCACATAAAACCATTGGGTTTTGTTCCACTCATATGTCTTACTGTAAGTGAAACCAAATATATTTCTGAATTGATTCTTTTGATTCATAAGACCATTATTGAAAAGGTCATGCATAGCGTTCTGTGCTTTTCTGAACTTTTCTAAATTCTTGTTTTTACTTTGTGAATACTCACACTTACCGAAGGCAGGCAACAAATCATTTAACTTATCTACAACAGTTGCGAAACCCTCATGGACACCCCATGAAGTAGAAAACAATTCATATTGATAATTTTTATACATTCTTTTTTTCTCTCTCTCTTTATCTTACTCTTAGAGTATACATGAAAAAGGGGGCCTTGTCAACCCCCCTCTGTAATCGTTGCTGGCTCTACGTTTCAGCGTGTGTATTTTTTGTGATTTTTGCGAATCGGTGCGAATCGCAGAAGTGATTCGCTATCTTCTTTTCATTGCAAGTGCATTTTCAATCCATTTTTTACCCATAGGATTTTGCACTTTTGCTTTTGCAAGACTCATTACTTGTTTATAGACTTGACCAAACACATCTTCTTTTGCATCATTATTATCTACCACAATGAAGTTTCGTCTAAAGTATTGACTAAACTTACCTAAGTTTTTTTGCACATCATTCCAAGATTGTGTAACGATTGAGTCAGGCAGTTTTCTATCTCTTGTTGCATTTCTTTCTAGTGCAGTATCAAGTGATGTATTTACAAATATCATATGCACATCATATCCAAGTTGTTTTAGTTGTGTTGCTTGTTTTGCAATCTTATCATAGTCTTTTCCAGTTCCATCTATGATAAGTCCAAGTCTACCCTCAATATAGTTTGCCTTTTGTTTCTTGGTAATTTCTTTTGCTCTCGCTCTTATAGTATCTCTAGTGGTTGGGTCTAGTTCTCGTAAGTCAGTTGACAAACCAGCATCCTTGAGTTTTTTTTCAAACTGCACATCAGAGTTTACAATTTTCATACCAAGACCGCCTGTAGTTCTTTTGACTACATAAGATTTACCACTACCTGGCCCGCCTGCAAGAAAAAATGCTTTAAGTATATTGGGGTCGTAAACTCCCTCTTGGATTTGATGAAATGTTTTCATGTTTTATTCTTTCTATAGTTTCTAGTATGTATTTATCATTCTTCGTCATTGGTTCTACTTTCCTCTCTCTGTTCATAAAGTTAAGTTTTTTTAATTTAATTGCAGTAGATTGTTTTGGCATTGATGCCTCCCTCTTTTAATATGTTGTCATAACGAAAACTATAGATACTCCTTTCATTTAAGTGTAAGTGACTTCAACTGAATTTTTTAGAGTTCCAGTAGGTTCTCTTGAATCACTTATTTTTGGATATTCTTTTGGTAATGAATCTTTTGATGCGACTAACGCTATTTCATGTTTTTTATCAACTGTAGAAAACATATGTCTTAATTCTGTAATTAGATACTTACCAGTCATGTATTCATCATTTTCTTTATCGTGAACACGGCCTGTTACTGGTATTTGTAATTCAATCATATCACCAACAGCAAGTGTTGTGCTTCCAGTAATTTTCATTGAAATATTGACTCCGAATTTAAGTTCAAGATTTTTAGATTGTTTAAAAAGTATCGCATCAGCGATACCACTTTCTCTGTAAGGGTAAAGATTATCTTCATTGTCATATTGTGTGTCTTGCCCGAATGTTCCACCATTTGAATATATTGAATGTAGATGTGTTCTTGCATTTGTAAAATCCCCAATCGTGTTATCATCCCCATCTATCTTAGTATTATTATATATAGGATTTTCATCTATTCTGGGCATAATATCAAAGTCATCAAAGTATTTAAATCTTTGTGTATTAAATTTTTTATTATACATATTATACTCAATAACATTAGAACCCAATAATCCACCTCTAATATTTAACAACATATCATTGTTTGAATTTATTTGAAATTCTAAAACTCTTCCATACTCACTCTCTGGATTTGGACTTTTTTGTCCAGGCTCAAATGATTGTATATCTCCAGTATTATAATTACCTCTAGTTCCAGCACTATACATACTTCCTAAACTTCTAAAATGTATTCCTTTAGTTGTTTCAAAAAAGAAAAAATCTGGTGAATTTGTTTTTACAGATAGAGCCTCATCTTTTAAATTATCAATGAAAGCAAAAGGTCTTACATTAGGTGCAACAACTTTTCTTATACCAGAAGTTGTTTCTAAAAACAATTTTTTCTTAGTGTTAATATAACGACTATCTCTTAAAATATTTTCTATTGTTTTATCTATGGTGTCAGTATAACTTTTTGATACCTTAGTTCTGTTACTTCTTAATAGTTCTGGAGAACAAAAAGATAGAGTAAAAATTTGTGTTTCATTAGCTGCATTTTCTTTATTTACAATTTTATAGACTGCAAAAACATTCTCACTAAAATCAAATGCTTCCTCTTCTAGTGTGGGTGTTTCTATTTTTAAAGACATATATTCTTGCCCAAGAATAGGTGCATTTTCCATAACATTATCAATATCTAAAAGAGTGATATTGCCAGTTAAAGATGGTGATGTTAAACTTTCAAAAATCTCTATGGATTGTGTCATCTTTTTTATGTCGATAACAGCTCCTGCTGATGTCAACAATTTCATTTCTTTTAAAGAAAACTCTCCAGCAAAATTTAAACCAGACATTAGATTATAGACTCTTTCATTAACAATTCAAATTCTTTTATAAATTGACTCAGATATTGTGGGTCAAGTAATTTTATTTTTCTTCTTTGTTCTTGTTGACTTTCTTCATATTCTAAATTTGTTATCGCTGTTGCATTTGTATAAAAATCTGTATCACCACTATAAAGTGCAGAGTTATTATATACCTCTATTTTTTTGGTCGTATCTCCAGAGGTTGCAGATATTTCATAATGATGGACAGCGTTTACATCATCATATTTGTCATTTACATATTGCAAAAACTGTGAATATCTCATAGGCCATTGATGATATCTATCTGTAATATCATTTACTAACATAATAACCCAATGAAGTTCTGAATCATCATATAATTTATCTGCGATTATTTCTGGTGTTTCACCCTCTTTTACATCATAAGTATCATAAAGAAGTGCATTTGTTTTTACTTTTGTATTTAATGCAACTCTCCTCAAAAGATTTTTTACATCCTTGAACTCTCCGTTTCCTACAGAGTCATACTCAATTGTTGGGAAGTTTTTATCAAAATACATACTAGAAACCTTCTTCTGCTTTCTCTCTTGTAATTAAATCCATTTCTTTAAAGGATAATGACAAATTAGTTACGACTGGTCTACCACCCTCATAAGCTTTGTATCTGTCACCACCATAAGATACACTCATAGTTTCTAATACACAAGTGGATATTGAATGAAGATGTGGATTTTCAGCATTGTCATACATATATTTAATATCAAATGTACTTGGTATATTTAATCTTCTGACATCACCTAAAGTCATACTTGGTAACATATGTGCCTTAAATGTTTTTACGATTGCTTCTACTTGTTCTGCTTCTGCTTCACTTTTAGGCATCATTACAAAACTATATTGAAATTGTCTTTTTGAGATACCTTTAAATGCAAGTTCCATTTGTGGTGCTTTTACAAAACCTCTTTGTATATCAATAACTTCTTGAGCACCTTGTAAGCCTGGTATCATATCTGCAGCTCCAAGTGCCATAGCAATTGCACCATCACTAAATTCTGGGCCTAGTTTTTTAAGTGATTTACCCACAATGTCTAATACTTTTCCACCACCTTGAAAATCTTGGTATGCAGCTGCAGCTATATTTGCAGCTGCACCTATCTCTGTATCTGTATAGTTTGATGTAAATGATACTTGGACTTGTGGAGGCATATACAATGAAATTGCTGTATCTAATTGAACTGTGGGTGGTCTTTTTAATCCAATTGTATTTGCTCTTTTTGCTAAAGTTTCTGCATATCTAGTTGCTTCCTCTTCTTCTCTATCTTTTTTTGTTTTTGATGTTCCTTGTCGCATCGCTATTGGGTCACCACCAGCAACAATATTTCCTTTTGGAACATTACCTTGTTCTTTCTGTGCTTTTTTGACACTCAATTTACCCTCGTTTGCTATCGCTTGTCTTTCAAAAAAACTTAGTTTTGGTTTTTGTTGTTGATTGATAAAAAACATCATGTAGTGACCATGATTACCAGTTTCTTTTCCAGCCTCTACATCTATTGGAAAACGATAGTTTTTAGACTTAAATTTATTTCCAAATGAATTTAAACCAGAAAAATCAGAAAAATCAGATAACCCTTTTTTGTTACCTAATAATCCTGCCTTTATGCTACCAGTTACATTTTTTAAGGCTCTACCAGCAATTCCTTGTGCGACACCTCTAAGTGGATTTAACGGCATATAAATACTCCTATATTGTTTATTTATAAGAGAAGTCATGGCATATAGTGGAAGATACTTACCAACAAACCCTAAGAAATATAGGGGCAATCCATCTAGAATAATTTATCGTTCCTTGTGGGAACGAAAACTGATGGTGTATTGTGATAGAAATGAAAAGGTTTTAGAGTGGGGCAGTGAAGAAGTCATCATACCTTACCTATCGCCTTGGGATAATAAAGTTCATAGATACTTTCCAGACTTCTATATGAAAGTCAAACAAAATAGTGGAGGCGTAAAAAAGTTTATTATTGAGGTTAAACCAAAATATCAATGTAAACCACCAGTAAAAAATCCAAAAAGAAAAACTAAAAAATGGTATAACGATATTAAAAATTATGTTATCAATGAAGCTAAATGGAAGTCTGCAAATGAATTTTGTTCAGATAATGGTATGGAATTTAAAATACTAACTGAAGATCATCTGAATCCAAAGTATAAATAATAACATGGCACAGAGTAAATTTATACAATCAGTTGTAAAAGCTGCAAAAGGTAGACCAAGATCAACAGAGTGGTTTCGTGATAAAATTGCAGAATTTGGTAAACCTGGCGCTATGGATTTGATACGAGATGGTAGAAGAAATAACAATCCATTCTATGGTAGATTAAATATGTTTTTTTATGACCCTAAATTTAAAAAAACATTACCATACTATGACACATTTCCATTAGTGTTACCACTAGAAAAATATGATGATGGATTTTTAGGAATAAATTTACATTATCTACCCATGAATTTAAGAATAAGATTACTAGATAGATTAGTAGATTATAGTAATAATACAAAGTTTGATGAAAGCACAAGACTTGCAGTAGATTATAGTAAACTAAAAAATATTAAATTACTTAAACCAACACTTAAAAGATATTTAAAAGGTAGAGTAAAAACACAATTTCGTAGAATAGATGCAGATGAATTTACAGTTGCAGCTTTACTACCAGTTGCAAGGTTTAAGAAAGCTTCTGCATCAGAAGTTTACAAAGATAGTAGGGCAATGATATGAGTTTATTTAATACAAATGGATTAGTAGATGCACTTGCATATGGAACACTCAACGAAATATTAGGAACTACCAATAGTAAAGATGGTATGTCCAGACCAAATCGTTATGAGGTAACTTTGTTTCCACCAAGTGGAACTAGAGGTTCAAAAGGACTAGGTTCAAATATATTTACAAAAATTATGGGTGATTTATTAGGAGATGGAACTGTTCGTGCAACTGGACTTCGTTGTGAATCAATATCTATGCCAGGCCGTAATATGGACTCAACTCCAGATAGTAACATATATGGGCCTGAAAGAGAGATTGTAACTGGTTATAGTTTTGGTGATATAAATGCAACCTTTCAATGTTCAAGTGATATGAGAGAAAAGAAGTATTGGGAAACGTGGCAAAGACTTTGTTATAATCCACAGACTTTTGATATAGGATATTACAACGACTATACTGGATCAGTAGAAATACACACATTAGATGAACAAGAGAATAGAAGATATGGTGTAAAATTAATAGAAGCATATCCAAAAGCGATTGGTGCTCAATCACTAGGATATGGAACAAATGATTCATATCAAACCATAGATATAACGATTGCATATCGTTATTGGGTAAATTTAACAGATGAACCAAGTTCGCCTAAATCATTGGGAACAAGAATAGTAGAGAGAGTGGCAAATACTGTAGAGAGAAGAATAAACGCAAACATACCATCAGTATTAAGAAGATTATAAAGGATGAAATATAATGGCACTACCAAAAGTTAACACACCAGATTATAATCTGGAACTTCCATCAACTGGAAAAACAATTAAATATAGACCATTTTTAGTAAAAGAACAAAAGATACTAATGATGGCTCAAGATACTAAAGATGAAACTCAATTAGCAGATGCAATGGGAACATTAGTATCATCTTGCACATATGGAACACTTGATGCTTCAACATCACCTTTGTTTGACATAGAATATGTTTTTTTAAAAATAAGGTCAAAATCTGTCGGTTCAAAAGTAGACCTTATGGTTATATGTCCAGATGATGAAAAAACTCAAGCTAAAGTTAGTTTGGATTTAGATGATATCAATGTCACCATGACAGATGACCACATAAATGAAGTGCAAGTAAATGATAAAGTAAAAGTTGTTTTTAGATATCCTATTTTACAAGACTTGAAAGGTTTGGTTGAAAATCCTACAGATGTAGAAAGAGTTTTTCATATTTTAAATAAATGTATTAATGAGATACATTTTGGAGATGATGTATATCAAAGAAGTGATATGACAGAAAAAGATATAAATGAATTTATAGACCAACTGACAACTGCACAATTTGAAAAAATGTCTGATTTTTTTAATAGTATGCCAAAACTTCGTCATGCAATTAAAGTAACAAATCCAAAAACAAAAGTAAAATCTGAGGTAGTTCTGGAGGGCCTCGAATCTTTTTTAGGATAGCACTATCTCACGATAGTCTATATAATTATTACGAAACTAACTTTGCTTTGATGCAACATCATAAATACAGTTTAACAGAGTTGGATAATATGATACCATTTGAAAGAGAGATTTATGTAAATTTATTGATGCAATGGATAAAAGAAGAGAATGAGAGACAAAAGGAAGAAGAGAGGAAAATGAGATGACACCAGAAACAAAAACTGTTGACCCAGTAATTGCAGCTAAAGATAAAAATGGTGATGGACACATCTCACTAGAAGAATATGAGATGGATATGGAATTTAAAAGAAAAGAATTAGAAGATGCAGATGCAATGCGAGATGCACAACGTAAGATGGCATGGTTTTCACTCATGGGTATGTTATTATATCCTTTTGCAGTTGTCCTTGCAATGGCGTTAGGATTAGACCAAGCAAGTAAAATATTAGGTGATATGGCAAGTGTATACTTTGTATCAGTTGCAGCTATAGTTGCAGCCTTTTTTGGAACACAGGCAATGGGTAAGAGTAAAAAATAGTGGCAAATGAAATAAAAGATTTAATTGACTACATGAAGTCAGACTCTGCTGAAAGAAGAAAAGCAGAAAAAGAAGCCATTGAAAAAGATAGACAACAACTAGAAACATTACGACAAGGATTCGAGTCTCAAGGTCAAAACGCAGATGACAATGCAAAATTTAGAAGTGCTGACATTGCACTACAAAAAAGAGAATTGTCGTTGAGAAAAGAAGATGCAACTGGAAAGTCTGCACAAGAGGAAATAGCGAAAGAGGAAAGAGCACTTAAAGAAAAAGAGGGTGGATTGCTCAATAAGATTGCTCTTGGTATTACTGATCTTGGAAAAGATTTCAAAGCAAAAGCTGCAAATGTTGGTAAAGGTATTCTCAAGGGTACACTTCTCGCTGGTTTGTTCCTTGCAGCTGCATCTTTTTTCCAAAGTCCTCTATTCGGTAAAATGATTGATTACATCACTAAAACTTTAATACCAAAATTACAATTCTTTTACAATGAATTTTTTGGGCCAGATGGTGGTTTTATAAAAGGTTTCAAAGCACTTTTTAGTGATATAGGTGGAATAGGTGGTTTAGTTTTAGGAATAGGAACTGTAACCACTATTCTCATAGGTATGAAAATTGCAAGTAAATTTAAAACACTAGCATCTGGATTTTCTAGAATAGGTGGATTTCTTGGTAATCTAGGCTCCAAATTAAAAAACATGGTATTACCTAAAACTCCTAAAGGTTTACCATCAGCCCCAGGCGCTCCAGCTAAAGGTAGTCCTCTTGCAAAAGCTGGACAACCAGGCAGAGTTACTGCTTTTGCAAAAGGTGTAAAAGATATAGGTGTGTCTGCTGGAAAAGGTAT